ACCTGTGGTGGTGAGATCATAGTTTCCATTGAAGTCCCACACATTGAGACCATTTAGAGCGGCAGTGAACCTTGTGGGGTTACCGCCAATCGTGATTGAGAAGTTGCCTGATTTGTCAGTCACAGACTGTAGGACGTTACTACTCAACGTGTAAGTGCTGGTGTCTGAGGCGTCGATGTGATAACGTGTGGTGATGCTCGCCGTAGGATCCCAGTTGCCGCCCACTGTGATGATGTGTCTGTGTATACCCAGAGGCATCCAGTCCTCCTATGATGACCTGTAGTCCTTGGCAATGTTGCCCAGGAAGTTGGTTCCGTCGTTGACGATCGTCACGACATCGATGTCTCCACCGCCTGTGGATAGTGTGCTACTGTTGGATGGGAACTTCACAGCACTTGAACCATCCGTGCCGAATGTGGCCGTCCTTGTTCCTGTGCCATCCTGTGTGATGATCAATGTGACTGAACCACCTGTTGGTAGGTTGGTGATGTTGAATTCTGTTGACGTTCCTAGTGTGACGGTGTGTATGCTGGCCAATGCACAGTCGACTGTAATTGTTGAACTTGATGTCAGTGCATTGATCTTCTCAATGTATCCGGCGTTGAATGTCACCGGACCTTGTGCGACAACTCCGCCCGTGCCCGATGGGTCAAGTGTGATGTCCGCGTTTGAAGGTGATTGAATAGTTGAACCTGTGAACGTGATGTCTCCGGTTGATCCTCCACTGACTCCACTTATCTCTGAGTCAACGTAGGCCTTGATAGATTGTTGTGTGGCCAGTGCTGTGGCACTGTTTGTGGACATATTGTCTTCGTCGAGTATAGTCGTCACAGTTGAACCACTTGTGCCTATTTTCAAATTCTCTAGTACGATCGTTCCTGTTCCTGATGCGTTTATCTGTAGGTCAGCGTTTGATGTGGCTGACGTTATGGTGTTGTCTGTGATCTGCACACCGTCGAATGTGCTTGAACCCGTTGCTGTGAATCCCACCGCGTCTATTTGTCCCGAACTTGATATGTCCGCTGTTTCTGTGTCACCACCTGTGACCACAAGTCCACCGACCGCGGTTACTTTTCCTGTTCCGCTTGGATCCAATGTTAATGGAGCATTTGAAGGTGAACTGATAGTGCTTCCTGATATTGTCAAATCACCTGTTGTGTCACCGCCAACTGAATCTGCGTATGCTTTCACAGCCGCTGATGTTGGAATGGTCGTGTCGTTGTTGTTTGATCCTATGCCCTCACCTGCTGTCACTATGCTGGCCGCGGCAAAGTCCGCAACTTCTAGATTGCTTATACTATTTCCAGTGCCATTGGCATCTATTGTTTTATTTGTGAGTGTGTCTGACGAACTGGCTGTGATGTAACTTGATAAATCTGGTCCTGTGACGGTTAAGGTGTCACCTGAAACTGCTGTTGTTATACCTGTAGCACCTGCCACTTTGAATGTCTCTCCCAGTGTGACTGCCGTGCCTGATGAGTCATCACCAACAACTGTCAATGCTGTTGCGGTTGTACTCGCGGCGTCTGTTATGCCGTAGCCTGCGATCGTTGTCGGAGTTGATGTCACGTTAGAGAAAGCAACTGAACCTGTCAATGTTCCTGTGATGTTTCCTGTCACGTGTAAATTCTCTTTTATTGTTATCTGTGTAGAGTCACTTGAACTCAATTCTGTTCCTGAAATCTGTATTCCGTCAATGCTGACTGATCCCGTGCCTGATGTTGTCAAAGTAAGATCCGCGTTCGACGGTGCTGATATTGTTGATCCTACAACGGATAGGTCACCTATGTCCCTGGCGTCCACGTATGCCTGTGTGGCGTAGTTGGAGTCATTGGTCCATTGAGATATGTTTCCTGACTTGTTGGTGAATGTCATTGAGTCTGATGCTATGTTGGCATCCTCGGCATCCACGTATGCCTTGATCGACTGTTGTGAGGCAATCGCAGTGGCACTGTTTGATGCCATGTTGTCCTCGTCAAGGAACACCCCTGATGTGAAGTCAGCGATGTCAACATTTGATAATGAGTTACCTGTGCCGTTGGCGTCGAATGTCTTGTTGGTGAATGTTGTCGTGGAACTCGCTGTGACATCTCCTGCGGCCGAGGCTTCCAATCCTATAGTACCTGTGCTGTGATCATATACAAATACGTAATTGTCTTCGCTGGCTCCCACAGTTTGATCTGCGTTGAAAGTAAAGTTACCTAACACAACATTACCTGTTCCGTTGGGAGTGATCGTGATGTCCGAATTTGTAGTGATGCTTGAGATTGTGCTGTTTTGTATTGATAAAGTGTCAATCTCTATAGAACCTGTTCCGTTGGCCTGTAGTTTTAGGTCACCGTTCGTTACATCAGTGGCTATTAGACCAGATGATCCATCCCTCACCAAAGAGTATACTTCCGTGAAATTCGTGTTGATTTTCTGCATAGCGGTACGTAGAGTATCGCCTGTGGCTGGGTTTCCTAGTACACCTATGTCTATATTAATTCTTGCCATAATCTGATACTCGTATTTATTAAATACGAATATGTTCGTAGAAACCCTTAAAACCATCAAGTTGTACAAGAGGGAGAGCAAGTACGGGGTCATGCACAACTATCGAAGGCGGAACATGATCTACGTGTTCAGGTGTGATGCCTGTTCAGAAACATTCCAGAGGCCCAAATCCAAGGTGGATCCCGCTCGTGCCTCAAACGACTACAAGCACGTGTGCAGTAATTGTGATTCCAAGAAGTTTGCCCAAAGCGTGGGCGTCAAAATGCGTCGGGTGTATCAACTGGACGCCAGCAGTACCAAGACCCTATAACTGTCTCCACCGGATGTCGTTCCTGTGGCCGTCTATCCATCTCTGTAGGTCAGCGTAGATGCCACATTTTATATTGGACTGATCGAAGTACCAACGCAGGAAAGGATTACCTTCCAAATATTCCTTGCGATTGATGAAGTAGAAGTTTGTTTTGGGAAATTTCCGGAAAGTCTGCCTCAGTTGGTACATCCACTCGTACTTGAGGTATGCCTTCATGCTGGATCTGTCTGGATAGTTTGGTGAATTCTTGTAGATGTTGTTCTGGATCCTGCTGGGCGTGTCCATCTCCCATTGTTGGGCTCCCATTATGTCGAACGCCATTATCACTATGTTCTTGATGCCTGACTCCGCGGCCATCAACACGGCACTACAACCCGAACCTCGTGCCCGGGAGAAGTCGTTGGTCTTGATCTTGCCACCTTTTTTTACATCACCACCTCGCCATACCCTATAGATCTTGAGTCCCTCTGGAATGTGGTGCTCATGATCGCCCTCGCAGATGTAGTTCCACGTGCTGATATCATCTGGACCGTGAATACTGGGTGACTCCTTACCATTGTTGTGCCACTTGGCCACTTCTTCGTACATGGGAGGGTTCACCGCCACTATGTGATCACACAGCATTGGATGGTCTCGGTATATGGCGTTACATCCATATATTGTTCCATGTCCTTTTAGAGTGTCTATTGGGAAGATGTTTCTTGATTCACCGTTGCCTATTATGAAAGCGGTATCCATTAGATGCCAAATGATTCTCCACAACCACACGAGCTCGAACTGTTGGGATTGGATATCTCGAACTGTGATCCAAAGGTCTCCTCCACCCAGTCGATCTTGGTGCCCATGACATACAACAACGAGGTCTCGTCCACCACGAACCTGCCCGTGCCCCAGTCTTCCATGTGATCTCCTTCGGCGACATTTTCCTTGGTGTCAGCGAATCCCCACTCATACTTGAATCCTGCACAACCGCCACCCAGCACCGCCAGGCTCACGGCGTACTTGCCTGTGTTCTTCTCTAGTAATCTCTCTATTTGTGCTTTTGCACTGTCCGTTATTTCAAATGGTTTCATACTAGTAATTATCCTTATTTCCCGCCACTGTTTTGTATTCCCACACTCATCCAGAATCTGGTTGCGTCCAGTTTCTTCTCGAAACTCATGTATGCGTTCTGATGCTCCCAGTGGTTCTTGGGATTGTCAATATCGCCCGCTGGCTCGAACCACCAACCCCACTTGCCTTCGCAGTTTTCCTGGCACCAGTCTATGCACTCGCCCATGATGCCGTTGCTGTTCATGTCTACGTTGTACTCGAACTGTTGCATGTATCCACAGTCATCAGGTACCTCATCCAGTCTAGGATTGCTTCTCTTTACTTTTACCTTTCCAAAACTCTTACCAGTTTGTTGCATGTTCCAGTGTCCATTTTTTTGCAGAACATTTTTCTCCGCATTCCTTAACCGCGGACGTATCTTTAAAAAATTCTGACCACATCTTGTCATCTAACACTTCTGTCAATGTGTTCTCAAAATTGATATAATCGAATACATCCTTGTTGTGTTCGTACCTTAACCCTGTCCAACAACACGGCTTAAATTCTCCTTTAGCGTTGATGTACAGTCCTTTGTTTCCAATCATACACAACGGAATAATTGATTTCTGTTCCGTGTCTACATTGTAGAACCTTTTGGTGAAAATATCAAGACAGTTGTCTTTCCATTTTTTGTCGGACAATGGTGTTGTGTTTCTGGTAAACCTGCCAGCGGCAATATATCTGTCACTGGGTTGCAAAGGATCATTTTTTGGATAAGTTGGGTAATTCTTATTGAATTTCGTACTCAGTGTCAGTTGGAAATTATCAAAATCCAATTGCTTTGCCATGTTCTTCATATGTTCTATTTTCTCTTCGTTGAACTTGAATGCTATGGCGGCCCATGTTTTGTATGCCTTTGTATTTTTGAGTGTTTTGATTCCTAACATTATAGATTTCCAATCACAATTTACCCTGTAGATGTTGTTTGATTCTTGGTCCCATCCGTCTAGTGAGAAATGAATATGATCTCTCTCGTCAAGCACTCCGTACAGTTCTTGCCACCATGCTTTTGTTTTGTAGGAGCCGTTGGTTACTATAACAAACTGAACTACGCTGTTGTTCTCTCTAAACCATGCAAGTATTTTCAAAAGATCTTTTGCATATATTGGATCTCCGTCATCTCCACAAAACGTAAGTTTTCTCACATCGGTCAATAATTTGCCTGTGAAGTTTTGTTTGAACCATTCTAACGACAGATCATTGTTATAGAGTCCTTGAGGCACTTCCTGTCTAGTGCATCTCGGACACTTAAGGCTACACTTAGAGCAAGGTTCAATGTGCCAGTGTTCTAAGGGCCAACCGTGTTTGTTCTCAAATGTCATCGCCAATTATCAATCACCCATTGATCCGCACACTCCATCGGGTTTGGTGAGCCATGGAATACCGCTACTTTGTTATTGGGTTGGATTTTGACTGGTTCCCTGAACCATTTCTTGCCGTCTTTGGTCAGCAGTTTGGTATCCTTGAGACCTATCATCTCCCACTTATAACTTCTTATCCATTCGTCTGGGAACCAAGTGATGTCATCCTTGGCCCTCTTGGTAATCCAATCCTGATCCCCATGGTTCTGTTGCATTATCTGGGCGGACCTGTCCTTGAACTCGTTCCACAAGTAATCCATCGTGCCCGCCTCCCAACGCATACAACTGCTGTTAGATAACTTCCAGTCCTTGACCCTGCACCTGTTGAAGTCTCTGATTATGTTGAACTTGCCCGGGTGTGTGAACAATGCATCTATATTATCAAATATCACCACATCCAAGTCAAAGAACAAAATATTACCTTTCAGTGGCATCTCGGGTGCGAACATCCATAGTTTGCTCCACCAAGATTTTATCCATGGATCATTAGGCAATTTGATCACATTGATGTCTGCGTCTAAATTTGTTGAATCATCTGTGAGACAGTGGAACTGGTACGGCACCGTGGTATGTTTTTTGACCATGCTGTTGAGGACATTGGCGTACTTAGAAATATACTTGTTGCCCCACTTAACGCATACTACGTGATTCATAACCTTTTTTAAGTCCTTCCATTTGTATTTTTTTCCAATCATCACTTTCTAATGTGTAGGGATAGTCACATTCTACAGATGGACCGTGGATTGTTCTTATGCTAGTGATATTTAAATTATTATTCATCGCTTCATGTATGCTTTCGACACTGGCATTTGTACCGAATGTTCTCTGTAGGTCTATCTGTCCTATCTTTATATAACCTAATGACAACTTAGGATCATTCCAATCATATCCGTTATCCGTCAACCATGCTCTATATTGATCCATTTCTTCTTTCTTGAAATCGTTTTGTTCTGTGATGGTCTGCCCCCACTCAACATCAAACTCACCAGAGTAGTACTTTTGATGATTGATCTCTGAACAAAGTGCTTCTGTCATCGTTGGTGCCTGTTCATCCCGAAACACTTCGTAAAGTGTTTTTCCTACTTGTGACCAATGCAGGTACACACCACCTAGTTCTCTGTCATACCTGTTCTGTTTAAACAATTCAAAATCCTCATCATGTAAGTCGTACCTCGGAGCATTCAAAAAAGTAGTGATCTGTGATGGTCTCATCCATCCTGGATCGAATGCCTTTTTACGATCTGCATTTACCCATCCTTCTATTTCATGACAGATGTTGTTCAACTGTCTGATTGCGTACTTTGTTTCGATATCTGCCTGCTTGTAAAAGTCAGATAGTTGCCATGCGGTGCCTTGTAGTTCCTCAAAATACCTGTGTAGAAGATTACAACTCTCATGTTTAAGTCTCTTGCCTGGAGTCACACTTTCGTCACCGTTAACCGCTTTTCCTATAGGCAGGCTACTGCTGTACTGGAAATCATCTGTTCGGAAAGGATGTATCTTTTCATAAGCAGGTTCGAATTCAAAAGAATTTATTTGAGCAATATTAGAATTCAATTCCTGCACTAGATAATTGAGGTCTCTCTTTGAATCTGCGAAACCCAGGAAACAGAAATTCTTCTCTAGTATCCTCTTCTGTTTAAGATTGTCTTTGAGTGCATCTAGCCACCTGTGTCCCAATGGTGTGTCGTACACCTGGAAGTAGTAGGCCTTGTTTGTGAGACCCACCCTCACCATGTCATGTATGAAGTTATTCTTTTCTATAGATGGCACTGTTGGCTCCGTGTTCCATACATTCCACACTGTCCACGAAACATCTTCCATCTGTCTTTTCTTTGATCAGTTTGTCAGCGAATTCAAATGCATGTTTGGCGAACATCTCAGCACCCACACCATCGAATATTCTTATCTCGGCCAGATCAAGTTGTTCCAACTCCTGGAATTTCTCCATGTGTGGATCGTTTTTGTCTAGTGCGAGTTTGTGGTCGAAGTGATCCTCTAACCATTTCTTCAATGGCTTGAGTCCCCCAAAGTCAACTGCCCAGTTCTTGTTGTCCAAGTCCTTGCAACCGAATGTGAATCTGAATGCCAGGCTGTATCCGTGCAGTAGGTGGCAGTGTGAGTGGTCTGCATTGGGTTGTCTGAACACGCAGGCCAATCCTATGTTGTGTCCGTATGTTTTAGTTGAGTAGTAAGTCATCGTTTCTCCTTGCGTTGATGACTTGCAGAGTGTTTATAGAGGGGTGAAAGTCTTGAGTCCTCTCGATCATCAGTTCAACTTCTTGTCCAACTTCTGATCCATGTCCATCTGGAACGCCGTGTCTCTGATGCGATCCGTCAGTTCGTTTGGTATATTTAACTCACCGTCAATGATGCTCTTCAAGAAATGTATCATCACCGTGAACTCGTTCCTGTTGGCCACCGTCTCAGGATCTATGCCGTGTTTTTCCATTGCGTTCAGCATGGCCTCAGACACGTCTACCAGTGCCTTGATGCTAGTGGAGTGTTTGTCAAAATGTGCCATTAGGTTATGATGCTTGGTTTCTTGGGGACCTCGATCTTGCTGAACACTCTATTGTATTCCTCAGCGATCTTGTCATTGATGTGTGCTATCGAAATCAGTTTGTCAATAGCGATGTTGAACGGTTCGTCCTGTTTAGCAGTGGAGAAAAATGTACCAAATGCCAATCCCTGTGGACCATTCATCAGCACAAGTGCCTTCTCGATACTGACGTATCGTGTGTCGGTCCTGCTAAGATATTTTGCGATGACCTCTTCTCCTGAAGCCAATTTAAGAGTAACTAGATCTCCATCTTTTATTTTATCAAACATAACCTTATTATAAACTATACTAGGCGTTTGTCAATCATCAAATTTGAAAATATTATCGTATTTGTCATTTAGATATTTCCTGAGCTCCTTGTCCTTGACATCGAATGGTATTGTGCCCATGAAGAAGATGTCATAACTGTCTGATCCATACTTTCCGATGCCGTGTAAATCTTTGACGTCCCACCCATCCCAGTTGAGATATTCTTCAGTCATCCGTCTGATCCTTTTTGGCCTCACATTCCACATGCCCAAAGGTTTCAGCATATTCTGTTGTGTCTTCAAACTTCCTCGTAGGTACGCTTCGGGATCAGGATACCTCGCGAAAAGTTTTGGTAAGATTATTTTGACGTGTTTCCTATAGGTTTGGTTGAGACAAATTACAGCAACCATGTGCTTCCATTCCTTGTTAGGTTCCCGCAACTGTTCCTGGACCATGAGGTGATCCAACATAGGCTTGATCATACAACAATTTTATATGCTATTTGCTTTTTGTCAACTGCTTGTTGATGAACTTGGCCATGCCGTCATAGGTCTCTTGATACACGTTGCCGTGTTGGCTCCATTCCTTGGGCATCTCCCAACGGTCATGATTTACCACTATCCATCTCGTGTCTGGATCTGAGTATCCTATTAACTTGTGGAACTGGTATATCCAGTATGAAGGATCAACCGGTCTCTTGATGTATGTGTAGCCTTCTGATCCTGTGTACATGTTGTTGATCTTGTCCTTCTCCAACGGGTGTAGGTCAAATCCCAGCATGAATATGGCCTTGGGTTTGAAAGTCAGTCCCAACACTCCTGCGTATGGTCCTGTGCCCCAATGGAAAGGTTCATCCTGTCTCTTTTCCCCTTTGTAAGGCAGGTCGGGAAATTTCTTAACGTTGGGCCAGTGTGCGAATTGGTCAGCCCAGTTGTCCCTGGTGTATACCGTGGTGCCTTTACCAACCGCGTTCACGGCCTGTTGGCACATATGCCTGTCAGCACAACAAAGGTATTCTGTCACGTAGTCTCTGTAGATTGCATTACAACCTATTACCGTGCTGAACATTTTCAATGGTGAGAGGTCAAATCCTCTTCTTGATTCGCCATTGCCGATTATGGAAACATACTTGGTCATAATGCTATTTAATCACCCCGTTAAACGCACACAGGCGTCTGCACACTGCTGGTAAAAGACAAATGGGAATAGTTGTACATATCACTCATTTCCGTTGATTAAATGCCATACGGTGCGATATTTGTCCCAGGCTTTTTGCAGTGTAGGATATTTCCTCCTCAGTGCTATGGCCTCTGCCCCCACCATTTCCGCCTCCTCATATGCCCGTTCCTCATCCTTGGCCTGCTGTGATTGTTCTACTAAAATCCTGTCACCATTTGGTAATTGCTCGTACACCGTTTCTCCGCCATCTGGCGAAACGTAAATGGGATTGATCCTTCTTGTTTTACTTGGCATCAATAATATCTTTCATTTTACATTTTATCTAGGAATTTTTCATGGCTTCTGATGAGTAGGTCGGTGAATTCATCGCAGTGTGTGTCCGCACTAACTATCAACGCTAGTCTTCTTTCAGATCCTTTGTTCATGGTCGCATGGGGGAACTTGTTACCGTTCAGCACTATTGGTCTGCCTGGTTCGATGTGTACATCTCCTAGACCGGTGATTTTGAACATGTTACCATCTGGCCAGTTCAATGGAATCCAGATCCTGTTGTACATTCCATGGAACATTTTTTCTTTGTCAATGTGTACAGGTGTTTTACCACCAGGCTGACTATTCCTGGATTCCACCATGTATAATCTGTTACAAGGTATTGTTTCTACGAAATCTTTTAGTTCTGGTATATCAATTTGCCATTTGTATTCATTGAAATTCTGTGACGATTCAAAGTTTTCTATGTCTGTTGCATTTTTGGTGTCCCTCCAAAATTTTTCGTAATCTTCTGGTCCGTAAAAAGTCAGTTTCTCCATGTTGACCGGGAAGTCTTTGGCTTCACAAAAATAAAAAAAATTTTTTCTGTCTATGCTGTTGATCACTTCTACGATCTTGGAAAGTGACTTATCTGGTATTTTTAGATCCAAAGGCATGTAAGGTAGCTCATGTAGGTCTAGTGCTTTGGTATCGGCTCGTTCCTGCTCACTCCATTCGGTGCCCATGAATCTATCTATAATCATGTCGCTGTATTGTAGTCTCGTATTGTCTTCACTCATTGTTCATCCCCCATGTTTTAAAAAACCAGTTTTCGATTGGCAGGTCAAAAATTATCTTGAAGTAGCCCGAATTATTTAAGGTATGTCCGTTATATGTGGTATCCATGTGTTTTGATCCATCTTGGTCGATCTGTACGGCCTGTGTAAAATGGTGGGTGTAAAGCGCCTGCGTACTCATTCTAAAATCTAAACCATCGATCGAAAAATTATTCAATTCAACAATATCATTATTATTTAAAAAATAATATCTTAGGTTGTTACTTTCCTGCAAATTGGTTACTTCTACGCTGACCGTGTTGCTTCCTCTAACTAAATCAAAACTTTTTAAATGTGTTCCATTAAGCAAACACACGCAGGTTTGCTCATAGGTCAAATCGAATGTTGATACTATCTTCATAATTTTGTTAATATTTAAATTTATATATCATCAATAGTGTTTCGTGTGGTCAGCACCCGGGTGTGCGTGTCTCATTCCACCTATCTTTTTGGCATCACCTTTGTGCCTCGGTATGAAGTGTATGTGTGGCCACATGATTGTCTGTCCGGCTGGTATTCCCATGTTCATGCCGATGTTGAACCCGTCTATCTTGCCCGCCTTTATTTGCTCATTGCCGTAATCATAGGCCAGACCATAAGATCGTCCAACAAAGTGTGCGTTGTCCTCTTTAGGTATGAATAATTTGTGTCCTGGCACGCACGGATATCTATCATTGAATACGAAAGTGAAATCTGTTTCCATTATGGGCGTGTCATTGCCCAACCATATGCTCTCGTCTACACTGTTGACTGTTTCATATTCTTTCTTGTAATAAAACCTATTGGTCATTAATTTTTAGGTCCATTGAATATGTCATCTACCATCTTTTTGATTTGTTCTGGTGCCCATGTCTCCTTCCATCCACCCCATAATTTTTTTTGCCAGGATCTGCATTCCTGCACGTCTCTTGTGACACCAAGATGTTCTTCTATCTCCGAAAGGCTTTCTGATAATCTTTCGAAATCCCACAAGTTTTTACAAGGCACAGCAACTTTTTGATTGTCATATTGTCCTTCTCTGAAATAGGATAGACAAAAAACACTGTTCTTGTAAAGTGCCTGGTGCTTACACCAATCGAATTCGTCCCGTGTTAAAGTTGTTATGCGTATGTCACAAGGGTGACCTGAGTGTTCGAAAGTAATCACATTAGGTATACCCTCAACGTCGCTTGGTTTTGCCCAAGAGATGTACTGTACCGATTGTTCAAATTTCACCCAATTATTTCTAGGATGCCAGTAAATTTTTCTGTCCTTCATGGAACTGTAATTTAACATATTAAATTTTTCAGCATATCCTTTGTTCACACACTCCAGGAAAGAATTTATATCAGGATGTAGGTTTAGACATCTAGTAAGGAAGTTGCCCCCTGACCCGGGCATACCTATTACATTATACTGTTGTTGTTTGTTGTTGGCGATAGGTTTTTTCGATGTCATTGGTTTCTATAATTCCTATCTTAATATTACTAGAATTTGGTCTGTGTTGCAACCTGATTTGATCCCAGGTCTTGGTCTTTGGCACTGCTGGGTTGTATTCCCATACGCCCAGTAGATTTACCAGGGCCTTCCTGACCTTCTCCGCACCTCCGTGTTTCTTGCAGGTGTCAGACCTGCCCACGTGTACTATCTTGTTTGCTATTTTAATTTTATAAACACAGGGTAATCTTATCCACTTGGTCTTGGGGTTCTTAGTGTGCCGGATCTTGAAACCTTCTATGTGATATAGATCCTCTATGCTGTACCATTTAGTATCTGGCATTCTTGATCCCTAACTGTGCATATACCTTCTGAACTTTTCGGGCCTGGAAGTAGCAGTCTTCCAATGCGTTGTGCAGTCCAATCCTCTTCTCACTTGGATCTCTTGGCACAAGTGAGAACAGTGTCCTGGAATCTCTGATCTGCCAGTACTGCCACGGTTGTGGGTGTCCCAGTTGTGTGTATAAATTCTGTAGTATGGCGTAGTCAAACAGTGGTCCTTGGCACCAGAAAACATCAACACCTACTGACCACTTGTTGATTGTCTTGATCATGGCGTCTAAACTTATCCTGTCCTTGTCGCCCAAGGCCTCTTCCATGATCTCAGGATCCTGTCTGCCCCACCAGTCCAAGGTGTCCTGCATGACGTCCCTGCCCATCTCCGTCTGTGAGTCCACGTCCACACGGAAGTACATGCCCTGTGAGGGTTCCGTAGTCGTGTATGGATCAAACTTCACGCCACCCACTGTCAGTATGGTGGCGTTGGGATTTGTGCTTAAGGTCTCCAGATCTATCATTGCGTGGATCATACACAATTATACTATGGAAACGTGGTAATGTCAATTACGACTTCTGATTTGTAAAAAAGATAAGACTACGCTTTGTTTTAATTCCTTTGTCCAAGAAATTGTCAGCACAGTGTAGTTGGTTCTGGTCCCACACGACCGCACTACAAGGAGTCCATCTATAGATGTTATCTATATCGAGTCCCTCCAACCAATTGTAGGGCATGTGGGAAAAATATTTTTGGTGTTGTGCTTTTGTGATAGAATATCCTGAAGACAAGTTTCTGGTACCAGGCTTATCAAATGGTCTTTGCCAATCTGACTGATCACTGTTTCCTTTTTTACGTTCGCCTGTGTTTTTGCTACCTTCACCATAATCCCTTTGCTTGAATGCTATGGTATAGGTGTCCTTCCAGGCGTCCAGATCACTTTCAACATCTATGGGTATCAGCACAACTTTGTAAGGTAACTTATCGGGATACCATCTCATATCTACATGTAACTTCCAAGGATTGATTGCCTCTTGCCAGGCAAAGAAATCTAATTGGTAATCTCCTATAAGTTCATGGAGTTTTTTTTCAAAAATTTGTTTTAGATCTTTGGCAAAATCATCATTGAAACTAGCACCAAAATACTTGCTTGTTTCTCCATGCTCGGGATAGGATATTTTTTTTATTTCATTGCGAAGGTAATTTAATTCATCTATAGAAATAAAGTTTGAGTATGTTTTGCTATCACTGTCATGAGATTTCATTTGGGAAATTTGTTCTTTTGAAAAGGTTTTGTCAGCGTAAGAATGATACATCACTGTTAATTATACTATGCAATAGTGGTAATGTCAATTAGGCGTCGTCGCCGATCTTGTAGTGGTCCTGGTATTCCTTGAACTGTGCTTCTGTTAGGCACCATATCTCGCCTGAGCTCTGTGGGAAATTGATCATTGCGTATTCCTTCACTTCCGCACCCGAGGCCTCACACAATGCTTTGGTGTCATACAGTTTCTGCTCGTACACGCTCTCGCAGGCTCCCGCCATGCACATGTAGACCACTAAAATAAACTTCATAAAAGTATTTAAGATAGGGCGAAATTGATAAAACTAGCACATCTGTATTTTGGTAAATACACGCACATTATGGATTTCGTAACATTGATCGCAGAAGTTGGTTTCCCAATAGCAGGTGCCATAGCGGCGGGTGCCTTTGTGTTCGTGACACTCAAATTCATACTCGCAAGTGTGACGGGATCGGTCAACAGCCTGAAGGCCATAATTGGAGCACTGGACAACAGGGTGCAGACCATGAACAATGACCTGGTCAAGATAGATGCACTCCTGAGTTATGTGCTCAAGATCAGACCCAACGCAGAACGTATCGCGGCCAACGAGGGCAAACACGATGCACGAAAGGACTAGATGGGACCGGACATAGCCTCACTGATAAAAGATTTTGGATTCCCTATAGTGGCGGCAATGGGATTGGGTTACTTCGTTTACTACATCTGGAAATGGGTGACCGAGGAGATCAAACCCGTGCTGGGTGATGCTTCAAGCACACTGATCAAACTGGTTGATCGTATCCGTATGTTGGACAATGACATGATAAGACTCAACACAAAGTTGTCAATGGTGCTGGAATACAAGGACGAGATCATCAAGTCCGGACGTTCAGATGAACTGGACGAGATACTTGCCAAATATAAAACAAAGTCTGAGAGCTTCGATTCTACAGGCAATACAAAAAAATAATTACTTCGTTGTTGCCTTAAACGTTCCGTCCCAATCCTTGGGTTTGCCTGCTTCTATACGAGTCTTCATGTTGGCGTAGTATTCAGACATGTCCTCGTGGAACTCCTTGGCTATGTCCAATCTCCGGAGTGCTTCAGTCCAATCTCCAGAATAGTATGATTCCAAGAACTGCCTGTGGTGTTCTGATTCCTTAGCCACGGTGTATATCTTGACCCCAATGGTCTTGCCTTTTACTGCTATGCGGTCAAGTTCGAACACGTTTATCTTGTCTTTGACTCGCCTTGCTGTCTCCGGTCCAAGCACTATCCTGACACCGTATGTCTTTGACTGCCCCTCCAACCTCGCGGCCAGGTTAACACCATCTCCAAGGCAGGTGTAGTCGAAGCGTTGGTCGGATCCCATGTTGCCCACAACGACCTCCGCAGTGTTTATACCCAATCCCATTCCAAAAGCCGGTATGCCTTCCTGCTGTACTTCCTCGTTGAACTTGTCCAGGCTGTCCAACATCTTGATACCCGTCCACACGGCGTTCTCCGCGTGATCCCAGTCATCCAGTGGTGCGTTCCAGAAAGCCATCTGTGCGTCACCGATGTACTTGTCTATGGTGCCCTTGTTGTTCAATATCTCTCGGGTCATTGCGGTCATGTATCTGTTCATTATCTTTGTGAGCCCTTGCACGTCCTCACCATAGTGTTCTGAAATGGAAGTGAATCCCCTGACGTCAGTGAACATTATTGATAGGTTCCTCGATTCGCCACCCAACTTCAATAGGTCGGGATTCTTCTGTAGTTGTGCCACCATGTCTGGTGATAGGTATGTGCCGAACTGTTTCTTGATCTGTTGTTTGAGACTGAACTCTTTGACGAAACGATTGAACACCGCGTGGAAACCTGTTATGGTGGTAACAAGTATTATCCAACTGGCATCCCAGAGTTGTAGGTGCTTGACGAAATAGAAATATGCACCATAGGCCGTTCCTGACCACACAGTCAACAACACAGCACCCACCAACCAGTAAGGTGCGAAGCCCGCCAATAAAATTATTATCACTGCCAGCACACCCGCGGCAACATATTCAAGGAAAGTGGCCGTATCTAATCGCACTATGTTCTCACCGTTCAACACGGTCTGTAAACTGACGGCCATTGCAGTGTGACTGTACTGCTCACCGTTGGGTGTTGCTATAATAGTGCTGATACCTTGGGCGGTGTTGCCTATTATCACAGTCTTGCCCGCCACTGACGTGAAGTCATCCGTGATGCTGATCGTTTCAAACTGCTTGTTCCATCTCAGCCATATCCTTGCGTACTGGTCTGTTTTAATTGTTTTGAATTTTGGTACCCTCAGTGCTATCACGCCACCCTCGCTGGCTTTGACTTGATAACTTGGGTCTCCCACTGCCACTCTAATCACTTCTAGTGCAACACTGGGATAGACTTCATCACCCACCCTCATCAGCAATGGCAGTCTTCGAACGACACCGTCTATCTCAGGCGTTGTGTTGACAACTCCAACACCATCAACGTTGTCTCCCAACAACGGTATTGGACCCAGCATACCCGGCCATTCGAACAACCAAGGCAACGGATCACCTATCTTGGCCACACCACGTGGCACTGCGTTCTTGTTCGTCTGTGTTGTGCCCGCCTGTGCTATGACAATTCCATTCTGCACTAATGCCTGTGCGAGGTCCATGTCTCCGCCCAGTCGGTCCTCTTCTGAGAACAATATTGGCAGGACGATTATGCCTGCGCCTGCTTCTCTCAATCGCCATATCACGTCAGCCAACACTGTACGCTTCCATGGCCACTGTCCGTTCTGTTCTATGCTCTTCTCGTCAATCTCAACTATTATCACATCCTCACTCATACTGGGTGTGTCGTATTTCTGTATGAGGTCAAAACTTTTTAATCTTGCTGTCTCTTTGATGAAAGGATCTTTGAGACCCCACAGCATCAGTGCCGCCAGTGTGATGAAAGCCAGTGTCCAGTGTGTCAGTATCCGTTTCATCCCCTGATGCCCTCTGTTGCTTTCCTCATGAACTTATAATTGACCCATTCCTCAAATCTATCTTTTTTATTTTTGTATGTCCAGAACACCTTGCCCAACAATCTGTCCATGGTTCTCTGTGGTGTGTAATCTGACAGGGGAGTTTCCAAGGTGAACATGCCACAGCCTGCCTGTCCTTGCCAGTATGTTTGTCCTGTTGGATCCATTTCTGGAGAGTCCTTGAAAAATTCCGCTGATGTGATTTTTTCTCCAGTGTCATACATCGTGACCATGGTGTCTTCTTCTGTGTGATGGTAATGTTCCATGATACAGTGAACCAGTTGCTCCTGGTATGCCCTTTCTTCCATGCGTGATTCCCAACCGTCATACAGTGTGATCACTTGGGTGACAAGCAGTAGAGGTACGGCAAATCTTGTGGTGAACTTGTTCCAGAAGTTTTTCATTATGTGTGTATTTAAGTGGATTTAGTTCTGTGTTACGGACACGGAACAGGTGTTTGTAGCACAACTCTGCTGTAGGTAGTAGTTCTGATCAGTACTGCTGTCCTGGGTCAAGTTCAAGGTGGTGGGATTGCCACTGAGATCCAGGTACCCGTTGTGTGTGCCCGAACCGTCCTGCACCACTGTCACCGTGTGGTTGTCCGTCAGGGTCACATCCAGGAAGTGATCCCCGGTGCCCAACTGGTCTATGTCCACGGTGTTGCTACTGTCAATGTCAAGGAACAATATCTTGTCGCCCGTCTCTTTTTGATCTATGGTCACTGAGTTGCTGTTGCCGGCCACGTTGATGGAACTGTGGTGTGCACCACTGCCCGAGAGATGCAGTTGCATGAGTGCCACTGTGTTGCTGGCACCTGTTATGTCCACTATGGCCCTCTGGCTGGTGTCCTGCCATATGTCCACGTCGTTGCTGTTGCCATTGATGTCGATGCCCAACACATTGTCCGTGTTCTTCTGTGTGATGCTGAGTGATATGCTGTCTCCCGTTATGTTGGCGGCGGAGGTGAGATCAGTGCCCGTTATGAGATTGTCATCACCGTCCTGCATGATGTCCAGGTCTATGCCTGATCCACTCTGCGTCATGTATATCTTGTTGCCGGTCTGTGTCTTGTTCCTGGCGGTGTTGACCGTTGTCTGCTGTGATGTTGTTATGGCCGCCTGTGGTGTTGATGAATACAATCCTTCTTCTTCCGCTATGCTTGTGAACAACGCATCCATATTATTATTGGCAGTAGAGCCGCCTACAGTTCCTAAAAACTGTCCGTAACCAAATGTCACATAAACTGCACCGCCATTTGAACCATAATCCCATTTGTGCCACATTGAAAGGCTAGTATTGTTAGCAGTGTTTGTTGCCACGATTTCACCGCCAGTTATAGAATACATATATCCGTCTACACCAACCAAATAGTTTTCACTTGATGTGCCTGAAGCATAATCACCGTATCTGATGCTTTGATAGAGATCATTGGCATTAACCGTAGCAGTATATGATCCTACCTGCATCTTGTTTTCAATCAATGATTCAATGTTACCGATTCTGTTTGTTGCTCCATTTTCTGCGGCGATGATTAATATGCCACCACCACTCACAAATGAGTCATAGTTTGTTCTACAGGTGCTACCACAGTTTGAGTTACCAGTAATATCAATTACCATTTCTTTACCTGATAACAATGATGAACTAACTGTGCCACTTGTGCTACCTGTTACAGTAAAACCTAAACCTTCGTAATGACTCTTGAGGTTGCTGTAATGAGAACTTTCGTTATTAGAGTGGAATATGAGTAGATCATTGGCTTTGGCACTGGTGTGTGCCACCACGAGGATCAACGCCGATAACAATAGTCTAACCATTATGTGCGTATTTATTTTAACTGCGTGTTTAATTCTGTGTCACAGTGGCCGAGCAGGTGGTGGTGGCACAGCTCTGCTGTAGGTGGTAGTTCTGGTCCGTGGCGCTGTCCTGTGTCAGCGTCAGCGTGGTGGGATTGCCCGACAGGTCTATCAGTGCGTCATGACTGCCCGAACCGTCCTGGGTCACCGTCAGCGTGTGGTTGTCGGTGAGTTCCACGTCCAGGAAGTGCTCACCGGTGCCCAGTTGATCGATGTCCACTGTGTTGCTACTGTCCATGTCCAGGAACAGCGTCTTGTCTCCGGTCTC